TCAATGTCACTGGCGCTGTCGATCTGGACAGCACTCTGGAAGTCAATGATATTGTCACTATCACTGATACAACAAATACTACCAACCTACCTGCACTCTTCACTGCTGGAGGCGCTCTGAGGGTCTCTGGAGGCGCTTCATTCGCTGGTAACGTTGCATTTGGTGGTGACATCCAAATCTATGGTGACTTTGAGGTAGATGGTAACGTGGTCCAGAAGGGTAGTCAGGAATTCAGAGGTAGAGTCCTCTTCTCCAACGGCACAAACCCCTCAAGTCTCAGCTCTAATGCTGCTGTCCGACTGAGCAATGGTGGTATGACCGTTGCTGAAGATGTTTACTTCGGTCAACTGCTGACACTTGGTCCCAACAACGCTGGCACCATTACTCTGAATGGCACAAGTGGTAATGTTAATATCGGTGGCACTCTTGGTGTTACTGGCACATCGACATTCACCACGATCAACACCTCCAGTATCACTACAAGTGCAACTGCAAACGTTGGTGGATCTCTGCTGATCAACACTAACAAGTTTACAGTCCAAGGCACCTCTGGTAATACTGATATCGCAGGCACTTTGGGTGTTACTGGCGCTACAACTCTCAACAGCACACTGAATGTTGTTAATGCTGTTGACTTTGACAGCACACTGAATGTTGACGGTGCCACAACCTTCAACAATACAATCACTCAAAACAGCACAACTCGTTTCAACGATAACGTTGTCCTGCAGGGCGCTTCTAAGGCACTGCAACTCAACAACGGTGCTGGCACGACTAAGATTGAGTTGCAATCCACTTCTGGTAACATCACTGGTGCTGGTTTGGCAACTCTCAACAGTCTTGAAGTTACAACCAACGCTAGCGTCCTTGGCAACCTTACTGTCACTGGCACGACCACTGGTAATGTTACTGGTAACCTCACAGGCACCGCCGATAAGGCAGATCTGGTTAACATTACAGAGACTGCATCTTCTAACCTTACTTACTATGTCCCGTTTGTCTCTGCAAACACGGGATACACCGAGGTCCGCACAGACTCCACTAACCTCACCTATAACCCATTTGAAAACCGACTCACGGTTTCCAACTTCAAATCAACTACTGACTTTGAAGTTGCTGGTAACCTGAATGTGACTGGCACCATTACCTATAACCTGTCTCAGGTTGGTAGCATCGCTAATCACACGACTGACGGTCTTCCAGAGGGCACTAGCAACCTTTATTTCACCGATGAGAGAGTTGATGATCGTGTTGCTGCTCTGATCAGTGGTGGCACTGGCATCTCTGCTACCTACGATGATGCAGGTAACCTGCTGACTCTGAGTGCAGTCCAATCTGATATCAATACAGACAATCTGACTGAAGGATCTACAAACCTCTTCACAACTGCTGCTCGCACTCGTAGCCACTTTACATATGGAGTGGGTATTACACATGATGGTAGCGGTGGTCTGTCGGTTACTCAGTCGGATATCAATACCGACAACGTAACTGAGGGATCGACGAATGTCTTCTTTACAAATTCTCGTGCTAGGGGTGCATTTGGGGCTTCTGGGGATCTGTCTTACAACGCTTCTACTGGTGTCTTTAGCTTCACCGAGCGCACTGATGCTGAGGTAAATGGACTTGCTGATGCTCGTATTGCACTTCAAGTTGGTGCAAACCTCGACCTCAGCAGCAAGACTACAACCGACCTGGCAGAAGGATCAAATCTGTATTACACCACTGCAAGATGGGATGCTCGCCTTGCAACTAAGACAACTGATGACATCACTGAGGGTGTTGTCAACCTTTACTACACAGATGCTCGTGCAGATGCACGAATCGCTGCAGCAAGCACAGACGATCTCTCTGAGGGTCTTACTAACCTTTACTACACAGATGCTCGCGCCGATGCTCGGATCACCGCTGCTTCTGGAAACTATGCTACCGCTGCTCAAGGCACACTGGCAGACTCTGCCATTCAACCTGCCGACCTTGCAACTGTCGCAACCTCTGGTGCTTATAGTGATCTGACTGGCACCCCCACAATCAGCACATTCGGTGCATCTCTGATTGATGATACATCTGCATCTGCTGCTCGCACTACCCTTGGTCTTGGCAGTGCTGCTACTACCAACAGCACTGCTTATGCAACTGCTGCTCAGGGTGCAACAGCAGATGCTAATGATGCTGATATTGATGACATCTATACCGCTCTTAATGCGATCGGTAATGACGCTGGTATTACAACTGTTACCCAACTCAAGGCTGCTCTCGCCGCTCTCACTCGCTGATAACTAATGGCATCTCCAACATCTAAAGCAGAACTCAAAGAATACTGCCTCCGTAGACTGGGTAAACCAGTCTTGGAGGTCAATGTATCCGACGATCAGGTCGATGATGCTATCGACTATACGCTTCAAAAGTTTCAGCAATTCCATTACGATGGTGCTGAGAGGGTATATCTGAAACATCAGATTACTCAAGATGTTATTGATCGTGCTAAAACAAATACCCCCTATACCTCAAAGGCTGGTAACGATAGTTGGAAAGAGGGCAATGGTTACATTGAGGTGCCTGATCATATCCTTTCCATTGAAGGTCTATTCTCCTTCACAGACAAGGGCACTCGTAACATGTTTGACATCAGATATCAGATGCGTCTGAATGATCTGTATGATTTTACATCTACACAGTTTTATCATTACTATATGATCCAGCAGCATCTGGAAACTATTGATTTCCTGCTGGAAGGTATCAAACCTGTTCGCTATTCGCAAGTGCAGGATAGACTGTATATCGACTTTGACTGGACAGCAGATGCATTGGTCGATCAATACATTGTGATCAAATGTTGGAGGGCAATGGATCCTACAACTTGGACAGAGATTTACAATCAAATGTGGGTTAAAGACTATGCCACTGCAAAGATTAAAAAGCAGTGGGGTCAAAACCTGACGAAATTCCAAGGCGTGCAAATGCCTGGTGGAGTTACTCTAAATGGCGAGATGATTTACAATGATGCTGTTGAGGAATTGAAGATTCTCGACGAGCAACTCCGCACCACCTGGGAAACACCTCCACTGGACATGATTGGCTGATATGGCACTCAACTCATACTTCACACAAGGCACGTCGGGTGAGCAAGACCTCCAAGAGAGTCTGATCATCGAGCAGATCAAGATGTTTGGGAAAAATATCTATTATATTCCCAGGACTATTGTTAAAGAAGACAGCATCTTTGGAGAAGATACTCTCTCTAGGTTTGATGATGCTTTTGAGATTGAAGCATATGTTGAAGATGCTGGTGGTTTCCGTGGAGACGGAGACATGTTTAGTAAGTTTGGGGTTAGGGTATCTGATCAGGTAACCTTTATCATCTCTCGCAAAAGATTCCAAGAAGCCGTAGACGATAACACCACACTGATTGTGGAGGGTCGTCCTAATGAGGGAGACCTTGTGCATTTTCCTATGGCAGGGAAAACGTTTGAGATTCAGTTTGTGGAGCATGAAGTCCCCTTCTACCAGTTAGGTAAGATTCATGTCTGGGGTCTTCGTTGTGAGCTGTTTGAATACAGTGATGAAGACATTGACACTGGTGTTGCTGAGGTTGATGCTATTCAGACAAACTTTGCTGCATCCATCAAACTCGTTATGGATCCTGGTGGCACTGGAGACTTTGTTGTCGGTGAAGAAATTGTTGGTGACCTTTATAGGGCAGCAGCAACGGCAACGATCACTGGAGATACTGTCACTGCACTCACCGTGACTGATGGTGGAAACCACTATAATAGTGCCATACCGCCAACCGTTACTATCACTGGAGGAGGAGGCACAGGTGCAACTGCAACCGCAACAGTCAACTCTACTGGTCTCGTTACTGGCATCACTATTACATCTGGTGGTAATGGTTATACTAGCGCTCCATCCGTTGCAATCGACTACTCACCAAAAGACAACAGAGCAGAAGTCAAGTCCTGGAATTCTTCTACAAGAGAACTCCAAGTGATCAATCGCACTGGCACATTCAACACTGGCGAAACTGTCAAGGGTCTAACTTCAGGTGCTCTCTGGAGTCCTGAAACTTACAATACGCTAAATAATACGAATCTAAGCGATACTGTCGATCAAAACTATAATATTGAATCTGAGGCAGATGATATCCTGGATTTCACAGAGACAAATCCATTTGGCGAGTTTGGTAACGCACAGTAATGCTAGGAACTTATTCATACCACGAGATTATTAAGAAGACGGTTGTTGCTTTCGGCACCCTCTTTAATAACATTGAGCTTAGACGCACCTCTGGAAGTAAAACAGAAGTGATGAAGGTGCCTTTGGCATACGGACCTAAGCAAAAGTTTCTTTCTCGTCTACGTCAGGTTGGTGACTTGACGACACAAGATCAAGTGCAGATCACTCTGCCTAGAATCTCTTTTGAGATCAATGGCATTGCATACGATCCCTCTAGAAAGTTATCCCCAACATCGTATATTCGCAATACGTCTGGAGAGGCAACATATAAGGGATTCATGCCAATTCCCTATAACATCAACTTTGAGTTGGCAATTCTTTCCAAGAATCAAGACGACGCCCTGCAAATTCTTGAGCAGATCCTTCCTTACTTCCAACCAAGCTTTAACCTGACAATGAATCTTGTCGCTGATCTTGGCGAGACACGAGACTATCCTGTGAGTCTCACATCTGTAGATTATAGTGATGAGTATGAGGGAGACTATGATACAAGACGCACTCTGATATATACCCTACAGTTTCAAGCAAAGACCTATCTTTACGGTCCTGTCCAAGACAAGTCTGGCGAGCTTATCACCAAGGCTATTGTGGACATGGCTACAGAATCAAAGATCACTGCTCCCAGGGAAGTGCGTTATACAGTCACTCCAGATCCTCTGGATGCTGACCCAGATGATAACTTCGGATTTAATGAACTCTATAGTGAATACTCAGATGGACTCTCAAGAAACCCAGTCACAGGAAACGACGAATAAACTCATGAAGTTTGAGGGCATTGAAGATGCTCTAGATATTGAAACTGATATTGTCTCAACAGAAAAACCTGCTGTTGAAAAGGTAGAGGAGATTGCAACTTCAACCAAGGAGCAGTTGAAGAAAGACTATGAGTATACTCGTGGCAATCTCTATTCACTCATCGAGAAGGGACAAGAGGCAGTGGATGGGATTCTTGAATTGGCGCAGGAATCTGATCAACCTCGTGCATATGAAGTTGCTGGTCAGTTAATCAAGCATGTCGGTGACGTTGCTGACAAACTGGTAGACCTTCAAAAGAAGGTCGCTGAGATTGAGAATCCCAAGAAAACCAAAGAGGTCAACACCACAAACAATACTATGTTTGTAGGTAGCACAGCGGATCTCGCCAAATTCTTAAAACAGCAACGTGATAAATAGTATTTGTAGGAGACCTTATTACCGATGGATAGAGTAAGAGTATTAGCGTCTGAGGTTACTCTCAGTGCTGCAACCAACCTGAGCAAGGCAACTGCCGTGCGTGTTGTGAATGACACTGCTGCAACCATCGTGCTCGTCGTTGATGATGCTGCTGTGGTTGCCGAGAGAAACGTTGGCGACAGTCAGTATGTTGCTTTGGGTAGCAGAAACGTCAGCATCGAAGCAGGTGGCGTCCTCTATCTGGAAAAGGATCCCTTGGAGACTATCGATGGCGCTGGTCTCAAATGCACCAAAGTAGCGAGACAGTAAGATGCCCGCCAAATCTATCAAACAACAGCGTTTTATGGGTATGGTCCGAGCTGCTCAAAAGGGTGAAGGAGCAGCATCGCCTGAGGTTGCCAAAGTTGCTGCCAGCATGAAGAAGAAAGACGCCAAAGATTTTGCTTCTACCAAACACAAAGGTCTACCGATGAAGAAGGAAGAATTTATTAACGAAGAAGAGGCAGATCGTCTAAGAGATCGCCGTATGGAGCGTGGTGGAGTTGATGGCAACACCCGTTATCCTTCTAAGTCATCTGGTGGCGGGGGCAAAAAACCTGAGGGTAAAACCTGGGTTCAGAAACAAATGGAGAAAGAACACGGCAAGGGCAAGTCTGCTCTGGACATCGTGAAGGCAGAGATTCGTAAGAAGCATGGTAAGGGTGCTATTATGGACACCAAGAAGAAGGCAAACGAAGGATATGCCCCTGGTGATGTAGACCAGAAAGTTGGTGCTGTCACTGCTATTCCCAAGGATGAGCAAGAAGCAGCAAGACAAAGACTACTTAAAAAAGCAGCAGCAAAGAGAGCAGCCATGAAGAAAGAAGAAGTGTTTGCTGGTAACTACCAGGGTCCCCTGTATGCACCCCATCCCGACCTGGGCGAAGCAGTAGATAGAGCAAAATATGAGAAGATTGCGAAAGAACCTGCTCCTAAGGATGACAAGAAAGCAGCATACGCTTTCAAGGACAATAAGGACAGACAGAGAGATCTCAAAAAACTAGCAAGATTGGTCAGACATGCTGACGGTCAGAGGAGAAATCCTGCAATGTATAACTCTTTTGAACCAGAAGGTGAGCAGATCAATGAGCGTGGTGACTTCTGGCATCCCGATCCCGAGAAGGATCGCAAACTGGGTGGTCCTGGTGCTAACCAGCGTGCTCGTGAAGATCGTGCTGATGCTGCTAAACCCAAGAAGGATTACAGCAAGACAACCAAGCCTGGTGAATCCTACATGGATTATGCCAAGCGTAAGAAAGCAGAAACGTCGAAGAGATCTGTCAAGTATTCTCCTGAGATTCAGAAGCGTCTCGACGCTGCTAAAGCAAAGAAGAAAGAAGGTATCGTCGGTAAGATCGCTCGTAAGATTGGTCTGAAGAAAGAAGATTGTCAGAAGACCTATCGTGAGTTTATTGCAGAAGGCAACCGCACTGGTCGCATGATGCAAAAGTCCAAGACCCAAGTTACTGGTCACATTTCTGCTGACCGTGGCGATGACGAGAAGAAGAATCGTGAGGGTCGTAAGACTCTTGAGAAAGATCTCAAGAAGCACGGTATCGGTCACAAGAAAGGTGTGGGCGAGTATAAGTATGGCAGTGGTGAAACTGGTCGTGAGGTTTCCTATCAGACATCAAAACCTGATAAGATGTCTAAGCGTAGATTTGGTAAAGTAATGCGTCGTCTTGGTCGCAAGCATGGGCAAGAATCCGTGATCACCAAAGATAAGGATAAGTCTGCTAAACTTCACTATACTGAGAAGGGTAGCAAGGCAAAGTCCGATTCTATCGGTAAGACTAAAGCAGGCAAGCATCCCGAAGGTTACGGTG